TGAGCTTGTCACCAATGATCTTGGAATCGTCAATGAGCATTTGTAGCTTGGCGTCCAGGTCGGATACCTGCTGATATTCTCTCAGCTTGTCCGCTGTGCTTGTCAGTGAATCGACAATGCGCCCCACCGTCGCGTCAATGGATTCTACAGCGTCCTCAGCTGCGCCTATCCCACCACCACCGATATCGCCCAGCCCGCCCACCTGGATAGGTGGCAATACCAACGCCGGCGGGTTCCAGTTCTCTAGGTTCGCCATAGCGTCGGCGAGCGCGTTCTGCTGTACTGCCAACTGCGCCCGTACCAACGACTTGAGCGCATCCACCGCGCCCTTGGCATAGGCTTGATCGTTTAGCAGCTTCTGCCTGTTGATCTCCGCGTGGGTGATCGCCATGTCAATCTCGGCGTCAATGACCAGGCCCATGCCGATCATCTTCTGCTTGATGACTTCGCCGTCCAGCTTGGCCTCGATGCCAGCCTCTAGCACCATCATCTTGATCTTGCGGTCATAGGAATCGCGCAGGTCTAGCAGCATCTGAATCTGTGCCCGCGCCCTGTTGACCCGCTCGATTAGTGACGCCCGGTTGGATAGCGAATCCTCACGCGCGAACTGGCCTTGCATCGTGCCATAGGTTGCATCGTAGGCGGCGGTACGCTGTGCTAGCGCGTCCGTGTCGCCATTGGCCCTCAACTGCGCCATGTCGTTCTGGTATATCTGCTCCAAGTCGGCCAGCTTCATATTCCGGTCTTGCGTCAACTGTAGCGCGTTGACCATTGCAGACGTGCTAGAATCTAGCAAAGCCTGGAATGTGGCGTCTTCCACGATGATCCGCTCATTACCGAATGCCTGTGTTAGCTGCAGCAGTTCCATTTCAAAGGATTGCGCTATAGCCAGCGCCTCGGTATTAAACTTCGTATCAACAGCCTTTAGATTTTCTCGGTGAGTCGTTGCCGCTGCCTCTGCCTTGGCCCAATGCTCGGTTCGCTTGGCGTCCTCTGTCCCTAGCACCCCATCCAAGTCGGCGACGTATTGCTCCTGCGCCTTGATGCTCTCATAGAGGGTTTCCTGCTGCTTGTCGTGAATCGCCACAAACCGCTCGCCCTCTTCTGTAAACGCCAACCCCAACCGCTTGACGTCGGCGGCTTGCTTGAGATAGTCAGCCGCAATGCTCTCGGTGGTGACTTGCGATGAACCCATCATGGTTGCTTGAAAGTCTATGCGCTTCTGGGTCTCTGCGTTGATGATGCCGTTTGAATCGACAATGGCCTTGACGGTCGCATCGTTAAAGTTGCCGAACGATTCAGTCAGTTTGCCCAGCGCCGCGACCCCTTCAGCAAACACCCCAACCAGGTCGATCATGGCCGGGACCATTGCCACCAGGGCGGGAATCAAGCTAGTTGTGAGAACGTCAGTCAGCGGCCCAAGCTCATCGTATACGGCCTCTAGGACGGGCAAGAATGCCGCGCCCATCTCTATACGGGCGTCGGCGAGCTTGGCGGTCATCTCTGCTGTGCGCTGGGCCATCGTGCCCTGTAGCCCTGGCATGGCCGCCGTGTTCTCTGCGAGCTTTTGCATGGTCATGTTCATGATGGCGGTTTGCTGTTGTGCCTTGGTCATGGATTCGACGGTGATACCCATCTGTGTAGCATAGGCTTGGTTCGCCTCAACTAGGTTGACTTGGATGCCCAAGTTATCCAAGATCATGGGCGACAATCGGCCCACGCCCTTGACCAGTGAATCCAGCATGAACCCCATGTCCTGGCCTGTGGCTGCTGCGACTTTGCCCAGATAGGACATGGCGTTAGGCAATTGGTCGGCGAACGTTTTGCTTACGAGCTGCGCGGCGCTGTTGTAGGACTTCATAAGGTCGCCCTGGCTCACCATGCCCAGAGACGCCTTCTGCAAGGCGGCTAACGTTTCGTCAGCCGCCCCCGTGACGCCCTCAAATGCAGATCGCACATTCTCCAGCGTCGCCGCTTCGTTTGCCATTTTGACCAGCGCAACGCTAGCGCCAACAATGGCCGCCGCGCCAACGGCTGCAGCCTTGGCCATCACGTTGAACACGTCCTTGAGCGCCAGTCCTTTTTTCTTGGTGCCCTCAAGCTCGCCCTGCGCTTTTTTCAACACAGCGGTCATCTGGTCCCTGGCACTCAATAGGATTGTCAGCTCGCCAGCCGTTATCGCCATAGACTATTTAGCCCCTTTTTCCATTTGCCGTAGGATGGCCTCTACCACGTCCGCCGGACAGCTTACGAGGTCATCATAGCCCCAGTGCATATGGCGCATAATGGTGACCTCGTTCGCAGCGGCTAGCCAGTAGTCTCTTCCTCCGGCGGTGTCGGGTTTTTTTCCGCTTCTATCGCCTCGATGTGCTCGGTAAGCGCCTCGTCAATCTCGTCACCCGTTTCTTGGGTCAACGCCGCGATCGCTTCCATTGTTACCCGCACGCGATTCCCGTTCTGGTCCTCAAATGACCAGTCGACCACCCACAGGCTGATCCTCAATAGCGCGTACTGTTCAAAGTCAACTGTCATCTCTGGCGCAGCACCGGCGGTCGTCATGGACGTTTTCACACTAGCGGATGACAGCCGTTTCTGCTCCCCATATGACAGGCCGTCCTTGATTTCGATCCAATCCCCTTCTGACAATTCCACCCGCCTAGTCGTGGGCGCTGTAAACCGTGATCGTTTCTTGCTCATGTTTTTCCCCTCTCATGTAGGAACCTGAATCTCACAATGTCGCCCGCGCGTTCAAAGTCTAGGCACGGGCCACCCAACCCCTTGCGCCCAAACACCAACGCCACGCTGTACCCGTCGCCGTGCTCATACCAGAACTCATTCAAGATTCGCGTCACCTTAGCCGCCCCGGTGAACTCTTCGGCGTGCGGTGACACGGACCAGGTGCCCAGCTCGGCTACAGTAACGTAGCCGAGCTTGAGCAGACCCTTCAATCCATCGATCTGCATAGCTTAGTACTGGCCCCAGTCGCCATTGGCGGCGAGGCTGCCCGAGATTGTGACCGCGCCGTTAACGCCCACGGTCATGTCTTCCATGGTAAACCATGCAGGCCCATACCAGTATTTCGTTAAAACCTGGCTGGTAGGATACATGTATGCCCGCACGCCGTCAACGCTGCGTGCGTTGTCCCAGGGGCTATCGTATGTGTCATCCCAATAGCCTGAGATTGTGAATTGCATATCGGGGATATGCTGCACGTACCTCATGTTGATGTTGCCCATGTGCGTGACCTCTGTTCGGGCCGCGCCAAAGGTCGCGCTCCATTCCGTATTATAGAGAAACGGAACGGCTGCACCTGCGGCGGTCGCGCTCATGTAAACCAAACCTTCCTTACCAGAATATTGAGCCATTGATCTCCTCCTATCTAAAGTGTGCCAACACGTCTATGATACCCGACACCCGTTGGTCAAATGTGTGCGGGCGAACCAGCTCGGGCAGCGCCGCGGCAATCGCCAGGCGCTCCTCGTCGTGCGTGAGCCAATAGTGTATCTGCGCCTCCAATTCCTCCGGCCCGTCGAACGTGGGCACCGCCGATCCGAACACCTCCTTGACCTCTGGCCGATTGTCGGTGATGAAAAACGTGCCGCTTGCCGCCAACTCGTAACACCTGGGATTCATGCTCTCCGCGCCCGTTATCCTGGGCACGTCACGGCCATAGCCGATGCTGGTCCGGTGGATGTTCAGCCCGATTTTCGCCTGGCGGTATAGCTGCGTGGTGAGTTCGTTTGGGACCACCTCATTGATTAGGCTGCGCCGGAGCGTGTTTCGCGAGCCTAGCAAACCCCAGGAACCGTACAGGCCCAGGTCGATCCCGCTCCAATCCACAGCACTTAGCAGGTCGCAGCGCTCTTGGAATCCCGTGCCCACGAATATCACATCGTGGCTGCCTATGGCCTCGTTCCGATCCTCGCTCGGATAGTGTACCGCCGGATCATATGCGTGCTGGTAATAGTGCACGCTATGGCACATCGGGCGAAACGTGTCCAAGCTTGTGCGTTCGTTCGTAAACACCACGTCCACCAGCGAGGCCACCGACTGCTCGTGTTCGTCGGCGTAAGGCGATTCGGTGAGCAGAACGGCCATCTTGACATTCGCTTTGCGTAGTAGCGAGAATACCTGCATGTGGAAATACAAGCCGCTCACGAAAAACACCCAGTCCACCTCGTGGCGTAGTGCCCGCTCTAGTGCGCCAATGCTGGCATGGTATAGATAATCGGCTGCCCCAAAGGTGGGCGATCTCGGGTTGTTGCGTAATAGCTGCCGGTTTAGCTGGCTCAGGAACATAGCGGACTCTTGCAGCCGACCGTTCATAGCATAATGCACTAGCTCGACATTCTGTCGCTCAAACGCGCCAGTCAGGCCGCGCCACACGTCGTGAATGCTCCAAGACGCCCCCGGATGCACGATTAGGATTTTCACTTTGTGTCATTCCCCCTTTTACGGTCTCTTTATGATTCGTCCATGCGGTCCAGGCCGTAAAGGTCTGGAATCTCTGCCTCGAATGGCTTGGTTTCCTCATCCATTGCCCGTGATCGCAGCACCAGGCATTCCGGACAAGTCGGGCCGTCCCCAAGCCACAGCACGCGGTTGCAATCCGAGCAGGTGGTTGACTGCCCCGAATACTCTTTCTTGGTTTCTTTCTTTGTCATCTCGTCACCTCCGGCTTCCATCCATCAAATCCCATTTGATACCATTGGCCCGTGCCCAGGCGCGTATCTCTGTATCTGTCGATATCTCGCAGCCCGGTGAACCCCGCGCCCATCATGGCCCGTGCTAACGTCTCCTGGTCCCACATCCAACGGTGCGGGCTCGGCTGTACCGTGCTGTAAATGAATATGGCGTTGATCGTGTCAATGTCTTTGATGGGCCGCCACACGTTCAGCGGATATTCCACCTGGTCCACCGCGCCGACGACATAACGCCGCATCACCTCGCGCGTGTCAGGGACCACGATGCCCAAGTTGCCGCCTGGCACTAGCACCCGGTAACATTCTGCTAGAAATGCCAGCGCCCCCGCTTGCGTTAAATGCTCCAAGAAATGGCCCGCGTATATCTCGTCAATGCCCCCGTCGTCGCAGGTGCTCAGATAGTCCTTCGCGTCCGCCGTGATATCGGCTCCCACGTCCGGATCGCTGTCTAGGTTCATCCAGTCGTCACCCTCGATTTGAAAGTAGCCGCTGCCGATGTTCAATCGCATCATTCGCCCCCTTGCTATCTAGCAAACCATATCTCATAGTCATTGATCCGTCGCTGTCGCCCTGGCTGATCGTCGCCCAGGTCAAGACTGTTGACTTTCGTAATCCAGCAGTTCACCCCACCAACCCCGCCAAGCATCCCGGAAAAAGCGTCAAGCGCCTGGTCCACTTGCTCAGCCACCGCGACGGCACTGGTTATGGTAGACCCCCAGCATTGTAGCCGATAGTTTGGCGCTTCGATGGAGCTGCGCGATTCGGCCATGATGTGCTCGGTGGGAGCTATCACGCGCTCATACGTCACGGCTGGCAGCGTTGGCGATTGTGGCAGCATTTGTGGATAGACACGCGCCCCGACCAGTGCGGTCAGGCCGACGTGCGCCTTCAATCTGGCAACCAGGGATTCGTCTAGGTTCATTTAGCCGCCTTTCCCCGTTGTGCCAGCATCGCTCGAATGGCGTCTCCCACCTCTTTGAGTGCCGCGTTACGGGCTGCGCCCATAGCTGGCCCTGCGCTTGGCTTGGCCTGCATCCGACTTGTGCCGAACTCCAAGAACTCGGGGTACGGCGGGTCTTTAATTCGCGTGCCGATCATCGCCGTCAGCTTGTCCGTTGGCGCGGTGAACGCCTCGCCCTTAAAGTCAGGCGTCAGGTTGGCGTGCCCTGCGACGTGGATCGACCTCTTGTACGTGCCGGACTTGAATGGGGCTAGTTGTTTCCAGGTGTTGGCAATGGTCAGCGCGCCGAATACCAAGCCATGATTCACGATCTTTAGCATCTCCTTCGAGTCGACAAGAATGTTATCCATTTTCAAATCGACCTCAACAGCAAACTGGTCGCTCATGTGATCACCTCGCATGACAGGTATGTCGTGTCGCTGTGGCTGTCGTGCTGGATTGCCAGGATGTCGTAATTGGTTCCGCTCACCACCGCCCGCATGGTTGCCAGGATGCCGGTGTAGTGGCCAGCTATGGCTATGCGCCGGATATCGTAGGCGATGGTGCCGTCTGGCCGTTTCATCTCGCGGCCCTTTGGCTCCGAGGCCACCGAGCAGTCAAGGTCAATGTGGCTCGCCTTGTTTGCCCAGCTCGGTATCATCTCGCCGTAGCTGTCAGCCGTGGGCGTGTTGACTTGGATCGTCACCGTGTCGGGATAAAATAGCGCCAACCTGCTCAACAGGGACGGGTGCATGATCGGTGAGCTACCCATCGCGCAAGCTCTCCTTTGCGAAGAATTCCCGTGCGTTAAAGTTGGTCAACAACCACTCGGCATATGTGAACTCGTCGTCGCCCAGTGCGTCCTCTGCCTCAGCCACTGCCTGTGCCCGCAACGTCGCCGCCCGGTCCATAAGCGCCTTGGCGGTCGCAGGTCCGTTGGTGGACAGGTCCATGAGCGTGATGACCTTCTGGACATACGCCTCGTCGGACGCCATTGTCTCCAAGGCCAAGGCGGTTGCCTCTTTGATAGAGTCCTCCGCGGCCAAGAAATAGTCTATCTCTGCATCCTCATACATGTACTGCGTGGCCAGGCGGTCGGGTATCAGCAGTCTGACTTTACCCCGGTCTGTCGTTACGTCGTAGGTAAACACTATGTCACCGCCTTTTGTTTGCGCGTTCTCTTGACAGGCTCACGCAACTCTACCTCGTCGCTCTGAGCCTGCGGGCTGTCTCCAAGCAGCAAGTCCAGCCGCTCATTGACAGCCCGCAGCTCGGCCAGGATCGCGCTATAGAATGCTTGATCGTGTGTCACTGGATTGGGCGATCCTGGTATGGTCATTACGCGCCTACCTGAGAGTACGCGAAGCGCGGGTCCATCTGGTCTGATCCCCAGATTGATCGTACACGATAGAAAATATTATCGGTTGCAAAGTCGCCGGAGAACGGGGACAGCGAAACGCCGCCGCCCACAGCCACCTTGTTGCTGGACTTCATGCAGATTTCCGGGTCCTCGTATCCGTTCAGGAACACGAATTCCACGGCCGCGCCCACAGCCGGATCAGCGAAAACGTACCAAGTCGTGTCGTCGGTGCCAGTGGCGTCGATCACGGGCAGCCACGGGTCAACATGCAACTGGAGGCCCAGTGTAGAGAGGACGTTGGTGGTAGGCATAGGAACAGTCGCGACCGCCGCGGTATCCACCCATTGCTTGAATGCGCTGGTAAGGATTTGCCGAGCTGTGAACTCTAGCGCAGGCGGAACCACCAGGTGCAGCCCACGCACAGAAATAGGGTCGCCAAACATGTCAGTCTGGGCGGCCATGAGCTGCAGCGTGGTCTCCAGGTTGGCGATAGTGAGCAGGAGGGTGCCCTGGTTGGTCACGTTTTGGCCGTCCACGTCGGCAATGGGAGCGCCGAACAGCCCAGCGTTAGGCCCAGCCGCCGAGGCGTAGGTCTGGCACGCGGCGCGCGCGTGAGAAGTGATAACCGCGTTGGCGAACCGTTGCGGAATGTTGGAGAACGCGCCCATGCTGTCATTGATAATCGCTTCGAGCGAGATATCAAACTGGCGGCCATACTTTTTTGCCTCGATGGTGTAGTAGCTGTCGTCCATCGGCTCGACCAGGTACTCGCCTTTTTCCGTCACCTCGGGCAGGTAGCTAGTGTTACCCTGCACCTTGTGGCGGCGGTGCGTGTTGAAATTCGGAACCTTGCCCATTTTGAACCAACTGCGCCAATCGGCCTGAGCCGAGCGATAGAGCGCCAACATCTGGCGGTCAATGGCCACACCAAAGAGGTCGGCGAAGTCCGTGGTAGTGATCACCTCTTTCATGAGATATTCGTGGCGATGGGCGGGCCAGCGGTTTTTGTTCATCATCAAGTCGATAACTTGGGCAACGGCGGACTCGTTAACGCCGGAGCTGCCCGCTGGGGCGTATCCTTCCCAGCTTTCCATTAGAGTGACAAAATCTGCCATGTTATTGCTCCTTTGCGGCGTCCGCCGCTTGCTCGGTTTGTTTTGCAGCGTCGGCCTGGTCCAGCAGTGAGAGAAGGTTATCCAGGCATTCTATCGCGCCATTAAAAGCAGAGATAGATGCTATGGCCTTCTCGCGCCCCTGAACGTAGAGGTCGCGCTGTGCATTAAGGACATCTCGGTTAATCATTACGCCACAGCCGCGTGCACGTCGATGTATAGAATGCCCCAGCCAACGATGTCGGCGAACGGGATGGTGCCGACTACGCCGGTTCCGGCGGTCCCAGCCGAGAAGGCCAGTGAGCCTGCGTTGGCGGCGGCGATCATCGCCGTGATGGTCTGCGTGCTGTTGAGCCGCCAGGCGTACAGGCTCGCCGGCGCATCGAACAAAATCGCCTGGTGCTGGCCTGCAAAAACGACCCTGGCCGCAGGCTGCGTGACGCCCGAATAGATGCCGCCCTCGAAGGGAGTGCAGATGTGCCCGGCGGCGAGCAGGCTGGCGTCATCAACGTTGATCCACGAGCCAAGGTTGTAGGTATGCCCCGTCAACGCGGCGCTCAGGTGGCCCTCGAAATAGCTGGACAAACCCTCGGACGCGCCACCGGCCAACGTGGCATTAATCTCCAAGCCATAGCTGCCGCTCGTGGTCGTGGTATAGTTGAGCGTCTGGTTGAGCACGCCGATGTCGAA